TATTTAATCTAAACATTAGGAATTGATTATTTAATTCCTGTAAATTTCCAGCATTTTGAGAAGCATACAACCCACCAAGTAAAGGTTGACCTGTTATCTTAGTGTTATTTATATCTACAGTACCATCAGAGTTTAAAACTGTTTCTCCTATTGATGCTCTCCACAATTCATAATTTCCACTATTAGTTTTTACAGTTATTGCATAATTCCCTGGTCTCAAATAAATCGGAGAATCAAAAGTGAATTTAGTGTGAGTGTTAGAACTAACTTCTGGATCAGGTCCCGAAGATATGACAACATCGGAAGATGACTTAGTAACTTCTGAAAAAGGAATTATGGTTGAAGTTGAGGGAAATCCATTGGATGTAGGTCTAACATCTATGGATACAGGAAGAGTGTCATCCTTGGATTTAAAAAATAAATCAACAGAAGATAAAAATATACCATTTCTATTCTCAGCAAGATCAACAGTAAATACCTGAGATAGTGGATCCCTCCAATCTAGACATCGACTTAATGATTGAACCTCTCTCATAACAGGATCCCTGGAAACAGAAAGATTATCACAAATATTGGATCGTCTTTTCATTGGAGTTCTGGTTGATGAGATAAAATCTTCAGGATCTTCCATAATTCCTAATGAAGAATAAAAAGTTTCGCATAAAGATTTTGTAATCGTATTTCCATCAGAATCAACTAATTGATTATTCGGATTATCTATCAATCTGAAAAGTCTTTCTCCTGTTTTGAATTTCTCGGATTCAGTGCTAGGTAAATTTATTGTTCCGCAAAGATTTCCGAATTGATCAGAAGTTAAGGAAATTCCGTTACTTTCCTCAATTGATTCAATATTAGAAGATTGATTTATACCAGAAACGTCTTTCCCTGTAACAGTTGACCCTTGTGATATAGTTCCTGAAATTTCTTTAACATAGAATCTACCTGTCCCATCATTTAAATTCAAAACTACTTTCAATTCACTGGAATCGTTTCCGAAAGTTAAAACTTCCCCATCATATATACCGTCTTTAAATTTGAAACTGGAATCTTGAAGTTTAATTAATTTACATTTTGTGACGTGACTAGTATTTTGATCTTGATTAAATAAAGGAGTGTCATCAATAAACGGATAGAATGATTGATTAGGTTCTAAATTTACTGCAACAAAAAGGATATCATCAGATCTCATAAAAGGAACTACACTATTATCAACTTTCTTGTTTTTCATAGTCTTTTCTATTCTATTAGCAAGACCTGTTCCAACAACACCTATCCTATCAACTACATCAAATAAATAGTTCTGTGTTTCTTCTGACTGTAAACTGACAGGGTTTGAAGTTCGAGTTATATCAAGATTAACTTCTTCATCTGATATTAGTGATTCCTTTCCTGTCCAAAGGGTTTCCCAGTCATTCCACTGAGAACCAAAACCTTTATCTAATTGCCAAGCATTATTTTCACCAAAACTGTTAACATTAACTCTTGGTGTTAATGATTGACTAAACCACATATCTGATGAAGGGTTCAATTTAACTTCACCAAACCAATAAGTTGAAGCAGGAGGGTTTAAGTTTATAGACCCTGAAGATAAACCATATATTTTATGTTCAACTTCATCGTATTCTGAAATTACTAGTGGCCCTTTTTTCAATACACCATCAGAAGCTTGAGGGGAATATTCTATATCATGAGAATTACTTGAAAATGAAGGTCTTAGTTCCTGAGTTTCAAAATCGATTGAACAATTATAGTCTTTAGAATTCACATTTCCAATATTATGCCCAGAAAAATCATCAATCAGCACCCCATTCTTAAAAACTTCCTCAGTTCCGGCCACATTTCTTATCTGTACATTTTTAGATTTTTCTTGAAGTAGTCTTAAATTTGATCTTGATTGTAGTTCCTCAATCCTTCTATCCAATATACCAATATCTCTCATTGTGTATCTTCTATTATGAATCGGTATAACTTTAACATCATTATCATCATAAGTGTATGGTGGAACAGTTACAATATATAGAGACATAGAGTCTTGATCGTCTGGAGGAGTTATAGGAAATTTTGAAGGAGACCCTTTAATAACTCTAAATTCTTTATCTTTTGTTAAACAAACCTTATCAATTCTGGATAAATAATATTCATAAGTAACTTCAAAAAAGTCGTCACCTTGACCATAAGGTACAGAAGATGTTCCAAACCCATCATCAGGTTGTCTTGAAGGTCTAAAATCTAAATAATCAGTTAACATATAAGACTTACCAGTATCTGAATTATAAACTGGAATTTCAGAGTAATCAATATTTACATAGGAATTTACTGAAAAATAATCACCATCGGATCCACGTTCAAAATAATCGTATTCAATTGTGATACTATCTACATCCTCTCCCAGAACTACCATTTTTTGATTGTTATCGTTAAAAACTGGATCTTGCTGTTCATCCCAAATAATTTTACCAAAATCGTAAAATGAATCTCTCTGGCCATTATCCAGTCTATATTTTTGTGTAATTATCTTAGTGTCATCACCATTTATATAAATTTTATCTATTTTAAAAATATCAACATGATTTAAAATAACCTCTTTAATTAAAGATGAAGTTATTTCCCCTGCAGTATGATTCAAAGTTTTCGAAATAGAAGTTTTAGTTTTAGTTCTAAAAGTTAAATTATCATTTTGCTGTCTAAGATATAATTTAGGAGATCTTGTGGTTGCATTAGTTAGAGTATCAGCATAATCTAAAAATACTGTATTAGTTTCAGCATCAATTCTGACAGAAATATTATTCGCATCGTCAATATCAACTAAACCTTCCGAATCATAAAAAACGAAATGAGATTTTAGATTTGGTATGGATGCTGTGTCTGTTATAGTCAAACCCTCTATCGATTTTTTATAACTCACTTTATTTGGTATATTTGAAGTTGTATCTGATGACATTTCAAGAACATTCGAAAAATTACCTTTTAACGTATTTACCGATTTAACAGAAGATTCTCTGAGGGGGAAAATTAAGGGAGAGGATTCTTGATAATTAATAAATGTCTCACCAGCAGAATTTTTAGATAAAGCATCATCAACTTCGAAAAAAGTTAGATCTGAATTTGCTACTGTAGCTCCTATTAAATCAATATCCTGTTCAGTTTTTAGTGAGGCAGTCAGTTTCAAATCAAAAATGGATAACTTGTATAAATCTGAATCGCTTTGAATATCGTTATTGAACTGTTTCAACCTACAAGTTCCAATTTCTGCACGATTATTTGTATCAAATTTATCTCCACCTACAGGCCCAGTATATTCATAAACCTTCAATTCAGGAAAATTGTTAGAAAATAAGAAATCTAATTCCAATTTAGTTATATCGGGTTTAAATTTAACATATAAACTATTACCCACAAACCCATCAATATTTTGATCAGGAATTGATGAATCAGTATCTCTACCTTTATCCATAGATATTTTCTGAGGAGATATTGTTTCTATTTCAAAACCTTTAACATATGCTTTCCCAGGATCCAATGTTAATTTTAATTGATCATCAAGAGTTTGATCATTCGAAATTTCGTCAGAAGTATACTCTTCAATATCCAACACAAAATTCTTAACTACAAAATCTCCGTTAGTGTCATAAGTCCTTCTAGCAAGTTCCTCACCTAAATGAGAATATCTTGGATTTTTTATCTGATCAACTTTTTGACCATTGCGAACTCTAACAAATTCGTAAAACTCATATGAAGAATTATTTAATATTGTGTTTCCTTGATTTTCAAGTAAATCTTGCTTTTTTAAAATTAAAGATATTTTAAATCTGTCGGATCCTGGTGCTGAAAAGTTTGGGGAACCTTGAGCATTATCGTATAGAGATTGATCATCACCAGAAGATATTGTTGCCTCATCAACTTCCAAACCTATTCTATAGGTTGGATTATTTTGATACTTATCTAGAATTATAGTTTGTTTTAAAACTTTATGAAAAAATCCAGAAACGTAAAATATTCCGTCATCAACAGAAGCTAAAGAAGATGCTCCTGTTATATTATCACCTGCTGAAACTTTTAATGTTGTGTCTGGTTTTGCTACTGTGACTTGATAATTCTCTTTATTTTCCTCAGGTAATGTATTCAAAACCATTTCAGATTCAGCAACAATCCCCCCAGAAAGATATATCCCCACTAAAGTATTGGGTTCTAAGGAATTACTTGCAGCAACTTTTCTAACTTTAAATTTAACTCCTACTGACCCATCAGGGTTTGTTGAAACAAGGACTCTGTCTTCTAATTGATCAATATATGAACTGACACTTAAATTAACAGTTGAGTTTGATAAGGAATCAAACTCATGAATTTTTATATAACTAACATTAACATCAACATTAAATGATCCCCCTAAAACTGGGGAACCATCTTTAAATATATGATTTCCAAATTTAGAAATTTGGTCTGTTAATATTGATTGTAATTGATTTAATTCTCTGGTTTGTACCGCAACTCCTGGTTTGAATAAGACTCTTAGAAAATTTTTATTTTCGTTAAAATCATCAAAATACGGAGAAGTATTAAATTCTGTAAGTAATTTCCTAGTCATATAAAAGTCCTTGTATATATTATAATACTATTTATACTAGAATTCAAGCACTATTTTTATATCTTCTATTTGAGAATCATCTCTCTGAATAGGTCTTCTTTGTTCTATGAAAAGAACTTCGCCTGAATATGGTTCTAAACTTTCGTCCAAAATGTTTGATAAATTGTATCCAGTGCTACCATTCTGATCGCTTTTTACTGATTCCCCAACATTAAAAGTTCCTGTTATGTTACTAATTCTAACATTCTTATTATTTCCATCAATTTTAACGTCAACAACTCTAGCTCTAGCTGTGGAACTATCTAAATCATTCCCGATGTAAACTATTGAATCCGCTGCATAACTTGCATCTTGCCCAAAAACCAATGTCTTCATTTGATTGTAAATAGTGGAAGTTGCCAAAGTTGAAGAGTTATATAATTTGGGATCCTTAATTAAACTTATTTGTCTGAAATCGTTAGATGTTGGTAAATTAGACTCCCCTTCATCATATTCAAACTTAGTGTTTATGATTATGAAAAATCCACCCAACTCGTCTATTGCATTTGATCCATGACCACCTCTAGGTGATATTATGGATTTAAAATTGGCATCTAATCCTCCAATACCTATGTTCATACTAGCCCTTTTAAAGGAAACATTAGCATAGGAATAGTTTTTCCCTGAATTTAGAATTTGAATATGTTGAATTCCACTTCCAGTATCTGCCATTATAGGGATTGCAGAAAAATCTGATCCGTCACCTTCAACAACTACTGTTGGGAGAACTTTAATTTCAGTCTTTTTTTCTTCTGAACTCTGAATTGTAGATACAATATTTTCCCTTTCGCCAGAAGTTATATTTTTGACAATGTTATCTGCGGAGAAATCTTGCAACTCATTAGGATAACTTACAAATTTTAAAGTATAACCTGTAGTTCCTGTTGCAATAACATTAGAAATTGTTGCAACTTGACCAGATAATGAATTACTATTATCATCTATTGCTTGTTGTTGAGTAACACCACTCTCATAAATTCTAACTTGATCTCCGATAATAAAAGGAGTTACATCGTTAGGATTATTTGCTATAGAATCAACAACCAATGTTAATTCTTTAGAAAAATTATTCACCATTTCATCATAAGCTGTTGTTCCAGATACGGTAACTAAAGAATTGGAATATTCAGATATTTCATAAACTTTATTGTGTTCTGGGAAAAATATTGAAGCTCCAACTAAGTCCCCAGAATCAAGACTGTCAAACTGAACTCCCGATATTGGGAAATTTGAATTTAATCCATCGTTTGAAATTACAGGTTCTTGAGAAAGTTGCCCTGAATAATTTATATAACTGGAACCTCTTCCATCATAAGTCACACCAGAGTCTTCAAAAGACTGCCTGTAAACAACATCTATAGACCCATCAACAGAATTCTGTTGAACTTGGTACTGATTTCCTATTGAAGAGCAACCATCTCCTGGGTCGGATAAAATTACATTGACGGGAATATAGTTCGGAGTATAAAACTTAAATGCATCAGAAGCAGAAATTGTATACATATACTTCCAAACATATTTATCAGTAGTCTCAAAATTACCAGAAGTCAAAACTTCAGTAGGTTCTACTGTGGAAGTTGCCCCATAATTATTCCAAATACATTTATAAACATTTAATTCAGAAGTGATCACGTAAAAAGGTCTTCCATTGTTGCCATTATATAATACACTGTTAGTGTCATCATAGATTCCATAAACAGTTCCACTATTCCAATCGAATCTAGGGATCGCATGGGAGACATCTGAAGGTAAAACTTTCTTGGCAGATATCATATTCCTCCAAACCTCATAATCACTCTGTAAATGATCTATAGGGTTTGGTGGGTTACTGTCGTTTTTATCTGGGTTGTTAGCTCCAGAATTTATGTCTATAGTACTATCCCATTCAGTAACTTTACCGATGGTTGTATATATGTTAGTGCTAATTCCAACATCTTTTAAATCTACTGTTTGATTGTTAACAGTTGTTGCTCCTGTTATCGCAGTTCCTTCATCAAAACCTTCTTTAAAAGATTTTGCATTATGTATTCTAAATTTAGTTGTTATTATTGTAGACATTTTCTATTTCCTTCAATTACTATTTAGACACTCACTAAGACGTTCAATTCACCAGAAGAAATTTTCACTGTTGAATTCTGGGTTGTTGTCAAGTTATTGTTTATACTGTCTATATGTTTTACTTTAAAAAGTTGACCTTCTATTAATTCTATTTCGGCAACTTCAGTGGAAACCACAAAACCTTGGTTATATCTTAGGACAACTTCACCTAAATCAAAAGGTTCATTTTCATAATTTTCAATTTCAATACAAAACTCAGTTTCTGGATGATATTTTGAAATAATACCCTCTTTACGAGTTACAGAAACAACATCACCAATATCATTACCGTTACCGTCATCAATTGTCCCACCAATATGAAAAACATCTTCCCATGTGTAATCAGTAATACTGACTTTAGCATTACCATTTGATAAATATTCTATTTTTGTTATATTTCCAAATGTTGTTTGCTGAATACTCTGAGTGATGCTATAAGTAAAACTCAAAACACCTCCCACCTCAAAAATTGCGTTTGAATCTTGATTAGATATATCAAGTTCAACAGTTTGGTTTGGTGAGAAGACTTTATCGCCATTTACGTAATATGGACCCCCCCAACCTATAGGATTTATATTAAAATTATTTAAAAATATTTTCTGTACAGGTTTAGCACTCGATATTGAAAAAGTATCTCCAATATTGAGTTGTTCATTTAAATTCAAGGATCCAGTATAAGTTAAATTGGAATTTTCCATTACAAAATTTGGATTGGAATCCAAATTTCTCCACTTATAAAAAGAAGTTTCAAAATCTGTACCAACCACTAAATTATCATATTTATTTTTGTAAATTTGATACATGGAGTCCCAAGAAAGTGGGGGAGATATTACAAGAGGAAATTCTGTTGTATCTGCAGATCCACCATCTATAAAAAAAGTTTCAGAAACAGAATCTATAGTTGCAGAAACGCCTGAATTGTTGTTAACAATTTCCCCAGATTCATATAATCCATCGTAATCTTCAAGTTGAATATTAAAAGTTCCGTCAGAGTTATCAACAATACTCATAATATTCCCTGATGCTTCATCGCCATTCTGAGTTAAAATCTGATCTTCTTGAAAATTTCCCCCAGTTAATCCGCTCACAACAATAATAACTGAAGGAATTTCTGATCCAGTGAAACCATCGGGACCAAAAACTGAAAAACTATTTTCAAATATATTCAAATAATCTTCTATTTTAATATCTAAAAAATGTCTTTGCCAACTTTTCTCATCCTGAATAAATGTCTCACCAGAAGAATTTTTTGATTTCGCATCATCAACTTCGAAAAAAGTTACATCTGAATCTCCTACTGTAGCTCCTATTAAATCAATATCCTGTTCAGTTTTTAGTGGGGCAGTCAGTTTCAAATCAAAAATGGATAACTTGTATAAATCTGAATCGCTTTGAATATCTTTATTGAACTGTTTCAATCTACAAGTTCCAATTTCTGCACGAGTATTTGTATCAAATTTATCTCCACCTGCAAGTCCAATATATTCATAAACCTTCAATTCCGGAAAATTGTCAGAAAATAAGAAATCTAATTCCAATTTAGTTATATCGGGTTTAAATTTAACATATAAATTTTCGAGTTTATAATACTTTAAACCATCGATGATCACAGGAATTACAGTTTTTAAATCATGACTTTTAACTTGAGAATTTTCTAAACTCTGGAGTGAAATATTACCAAACATTTCCATACCTGCTGGGTGAATAAGTCTTTTCAATAAATCCTTATATCTTGAAACCTGTATTGAAGATTCAATAACATAAGAAAATATTTGGTAATACTTTGAATCCTGTAAAACTTTAGAATTAGATAAAAAACTTTTATTATTTAAAAATCTTCCACCATCATCAAAAATTGAACTCAACTTTATTCTTAAATTTTTATTTTGAGGGTTAATTAAACCAACATCGATGTAAGATGGACCAAAAACAGTATAAGGGTTATATGGAATTTGCTCATAAGACAAATTCAACCAAGGGAGATCACCCCTTCCTATTTTAAATCTTTCAGTATCAGTCTCATACCCTATTTGACCTTGTCTTAAAATCGGATTTCGTGTTTTTAAGTCTTCTTCCGTTCCCTGTTCTATAATATCTTGATATGAAATTCCAGGGTCTTTTATTTTAACTGTTTTTATAGTTCCAATATCAGATCCTACAAATTCAAATTGAAATTCGGAAAGTGCTGAGGTGATACCTGAATTTGGATATCCTATCTTAGTTACCACTGGTCTTTTTATATACCCTTTCCCCTCACGATCTATTTTGATTATTATTTCACCATCAACTACTCTATCAACAGAAGCTAAAACTTCTCTCCTCATTCCCACTTCTGGGAAACAACCTGAACTGTCAATTATAACTGGAGTTCCAGATTCTATTTGAGAAACAGCTAGATCATATACTGGATCGTTCCCTAGATGTTTTATTCCTGTTATATTCCCTGAGTTCACTTCGCAAACAGTCAATTCTATGATAGAACCTCTTTCCGAATTTGACAAATCAGAAAATGGAACAACTTCTCCGAGTCTGTTTATAAAAAACCTAGATTCTGGAGTAAAACTTTCATCAGATTCTAATATTTCAAAATCAACTCCACCATATAAAACATTCCCAATAACATTCCCTTGTTCGTCCTCTATAGGTTCACCGTTACCAAATTCTCCGTTTATTGAAGGTTTATTCAATATTACTTTAAAAACCTCTTGGAAACCTTTTTTAAATCTGGTAAGACTCTCAACATAAGAAGTTGATCCAGATATGGAACCTTTAATTTGTGTTGAAACAATATTAGGAATAGAACTCACAACAGGTTTTAAAAAAATCATTTTACTATTTTCAAAAGTGTTATCTGATGTTTTGAACAGTTCTTCTTTTGGATATTTTAAATCAATCTCTTCATTAAATATTGCCCTGAAGAAAAATTTAAAAGAATCTTCAGTTCCTTTTGATTGATAAAATTCTTTGGAGTTTTTAATTAGAAATTTTTTAAAATTCTCAACATCAATATCAGTGCTCTCAGATTGAGTTGGAAAAGAAAGAGGAAACCCTTCAAGATATTCCTTCATGAAAAAATCAACATACTCATCAAGAGTTCTGTCAATATCTTGTAAATTCCAAAGACTTTTTGAGGATAATGACGCATTTTGAATATATGATACAATTTCTAATGAACCTTGAAATTCAGAAGTTTCTTGAGTTGTTAAATTTTCAATATTTAAAGTTACAGAATCTCCTGCAGAAAACCCTCTTGTAATAGGTAAATTCGGATCTTCATTATATTCCTTTACAAAAAATACATAATTCCCTGAATTTAAAGGATACGCATTTATTAAATTTGCATAAACCTTTTTTGATAATTCCCCGCCATTAATAGTTTTGGATGCCACTATATTGTAACTATTTTGATTGAAATCTAAATTTAAATCACCATCAACGGAAACTTCAATTTTAGAAGTTTCTAACCATTGATAATAATTTTCAATAAATTTTATGAACTTCGGACCTTCTTCCTGTAAAAAATTAGGAAGTTGACCTTCTATTAGTTCAGATATTTTATTATTATAAAATTGCATTATATGTTATTTTGACTCAGAAATTGTTTTGATATGTTCTCCATACTGATATTTATAGAACTTTCATCAATCGTTATTATTTGATTTCTTAGAGGTGAAATATCAAAATCTAAAGGTTCTACTTTCAGTTCAATATATGAGTTACCATCATCTATAAAAGTTGGAGCAAAGTTCACTAAATTAATTTCACCAGTTGTATATACGATACTTCCAACGTTGTTTTGTACTGTTATTTTTTGATTATCATAATACGTTGAAACTTTTAGATTTCCACCCTCATCTTCTAAAAAACAGTTTGAATATCCAGAATATGTGAATGAGGATGATTCCAATTTACCTTCCAAAACTTCTGAATTGAATTTAGTTTTATATGAAGTTGGAAGACCTAAAGAAATTTCCAATCTGTTTTTAATCTTAATTTTAGTTATATTAGATTTAATTGAATCAGAAGTTGAATCAATTGAAGAGGTGAATTTACTAAATCTGAAATAGGAATCAAATTTAGTTATGGAAGTTTGATTATAATTTGAAATTGAGTTTATTATTAAACTCTTTAAATATTCTTCCCCTTGAGGAACTTCTCTCAAATTATACTTAACGTTAACATTGACATCAATATAAGTGTATGTAGGATCAACTATCTCTGCATCAATAGTTACAATATTATATTCTTTTATGATATCTCTGATAATACTCTCTTTTGCTGATTCTGTTAAAAATGACCCAGTCTTAGGTTTTATTGAAATGAAAACTCTACCATAATAGACAGGATCGTTATCTTCTCCACCCCAAACTTTAATACTGTCAATGTTTTGATACTTGTTTTGAACTAAATATTTGTAATCCAATGCTGTAACAGACCTGTTCTGCCTTTCATATTCTTTTGGGGAGTTGAATCTAATTTCCTCAATGTCTTCTTTATCTGAACCACCAAAAGACGAACCGCTTGAAGTTATGCTGTAAAGGGAATATTCTGATATAGTATTATCTGTATTAGTTACAAAAAGTATATCAGAAAAATTAAAATTGTTTTTAATATTATTACCAACAGACCCAGAAGTTGTCAAATACTGAATAGATATTTCGTTATTATTTTCCAACTTCCTTCCTATTCTACCATTACCAAAAAATAATTCATACTTTCCTGACTCGTTTTCACTTATCCAGTAAACATTATCAATTGAATTAATTTCAACAACATTCTCTGATAAATTAAAAACTACAGGAGTTGCTTCGGAATTCTCTTTAACTCTCACAATTAGGGTTGTTATATCTGCGTTATCATTATCAATAATGAATCTCTGATTAGGGTTCTCTTGAGTTTTTACAATAAAGTTTTGCTCAACCATAACTCCTTGTCTGATGTCAAAAGTTGAGGAATATATCTTTCTATTAGATGTATCACGATCACCAGAATCGTTAAGAGTGACTCCTTCAGTATTTTGAAAAATATAAGTGACTCCATCTTTTGTTGAAGAAAAGTTTGAAAATGCAGGTAAAGCTACTGATGAAGGTTGTTCATCCCCTGAAGATTCTATGAGTTTTAATGTGATTGTAGTTTGAGCAGATTTGATTGAATTAGGTGTATACCCTAATGCCTTTGCTCTTGAAACTACACTCTCTCTTAATATTGCAGAATCTAAAAACATTTCGTTTGCAATCATGTTTTGATAGATTGCATTGTAATGAGTATTTGCTGAAAGGATGTCAAGTAATATTTGTAATCCACTTCCATCAAAATCATAATCTTGAAATTCTTCCTGACCTCTTAAAAAATCTTTCAGATTTTCTTTTAAGATATCAAAATCTAATTCTGTTACTTTTATGTCTGACATTTAACCTACCTCACCCTTGATACAAACAACTCAACCTCTAGAGGTTCAAGAGTGTTGACTATAGAAAAAATAATTTTTATTGAATATTTATTTTCGTCTGGTATAGGTTCAACACTGACATTATATAAATTCACTCTAGGTTCTCTGTTTTTAATAACATTAGCAATTTCCTTTTTTATTAGATTTGAAGAATCATCACCCATCAAATCAAATATTATTCTTTTTATTTTTGTGCCTTTACCTTTTTGGAAAGGTGCTTCAAATACTTCT